ATGGGGACGATAACGTCACGCCGCCGGAAGGATGGCAGCACGGGCTATACGGCCCAACTCCGCATCATGCGGGATGGAGTTCGAGTCTATCAGGAAAGCCAGACTTTCGACCGGAAGCAGACCGCGCAGGCTTGGCTGAAAAAGCGAGAAACTGAGCTCGCGCAGCCAGGGGCTCTGGAGCGTGCGAAGCGGAAGGGGTCGACCGTCCAGCAGATGATCGCCCGCTATGTGGAGCAGTTCGGTACCACGCTCGGCCGGACCAAGGAGGCCACGTTGAAAGCCATTGGCGAGACGTGGCTCGGTGACCTGGAGGACCGCGAGCTCAGCAGCCAGCGTCTGGTGGAATATGGTCAGTGGCGCATGGGCCCCGAAGGTGGTGGTGTACAGGCGCAGACGGTAGGCAACGACCTTTCGCACCTGGCGGCCGTACTGTCGATCGCTCGGCCGGCATGGGGCTATGAGATTGATCCGCATGCCATGGCCGATGCCCGGCGGGTGCTCAAGAAAATGGGCATGATCAGCAAGAGCAAGGAGCGCGATCGGCGTCCCGAGCCCCAGGAGCTGGACCTGCTGCTGAAGCACTTCTTCGAGATGCAGCGGCGCCGGCCGGCGTCGATCAACATGCCCAAGGTAATCGCCTTCGCCATCTTCTCCACCCGCCGCCAGGAAGAAATCACTCGGATTCGATGGGACGACGTGGACGAGCGCCGGCAGGCGGTGCTGGTGCGCGACATGAAGAACCCGGGGCAGAAGATCGGCAACCACGTCTGGTGCCACCTCCCAGAAGAGGCCTGGGCCATCCTGCAGTCGATGCCGCGGGAGTGCGAGCGGATCTTCCCCTACAACGGTGACTCCATCTCGGCGTCGTTCACCAAGGCCTGCCAGTTTCTCGGCCTGCAGGATCTGCGCTTCCACGACCTGCGGCATGACGGCGTCAGCCGGCTATTCGAGATGGACTGGGACATTCCGCGCGTGGCCAGCGTGTCGGGCCATCGGGACTGGAATTCGATGCGGCGCTATACGCACCTGAAAGGCCAGGGCGATCCCTATGCGGGATGGCCCTGGCTGGAGAGGATCATCGCGGCGCCAGTGGTGCTCGGCGCACGCGTGCCGCGCTAGCTCGCCCGGTTGTGCAGTTTGTCGTTCTCGCGGACAGCCCGCTCACGCTGCACGTCCAGGTAACGAGCCAGGTCCGTCAGGTGCACGCCCTGGGCGGCTTTCTGGCTGTTCTCGATCCGCACCAGCGGCAGGTCGATGACGCCGGCCACGATCTTGCTGCGCAGCTTGGCGGGCGTCAGATGGCTGAAGTAGTCAGCGCAAAGACGCTCCAGCGGGATGACCGCTGCGCCTTGGTACTGAGCCATGAGTAGGAACGTCGTGTTCAATGGGCGCCTCCAGTGCGGTCCAGGGTCTGGTTGATGACGCTGGCGTCCTGGTCCGTGAGCGCGCCGAGCGTGTTGGCCATGCTGGCCAGGGCCAGCAGGTGGATGCGATCGTCCAGGGCGTTGCTGACCTGGTAGCGGATCAGCGCCTCGCCAAGCAGCGCGGTGGCCCGGCACCGGCGGACGAGGGTCGGATGGAGCGTGATAGGCTGTTGGGTGGTGCTGCTCTGAGTCATTGGCATGATGAATCTCCAGGGGTGGTGGCAGGGCCTGGGGGAGTTACCGCTCTCCCGGGCCTTTTCGTTTCTGGTGTCTGTCAGCGGGTTCTGCTGGCCTTGTCGGCAGGTTGGTAGTGGGGGTTGCTGAAGACCCAGCAGCGAACCTTGCTGGGCCGGTTGTCGAGCGGGGCGGCGGCACGCTGCAGCTCGCGAATGCGGCTGTCGACGGCCTTGTTGTCGAGGTAGCGGAACTGGCGGGAATCCTTGAGCAGCTCGCGCAGGGTGCTCATGTCAGCCAGGCGCTGACGGTGCTCAGCGGCGCGCTCGATGAATTCGTTGAGGTTGATGGCCACCTCAGCCGGGTTCTTGCTGTGGTTGACGACCGGGTGCTCGCTGAGCGACTGCAGGTAGTCGTAGACCTGCCAGAACTCAGTCACCACCGGGTTATCCGCGCTGATGGCCGCCTGGCGTTCCAGGGCGATGCGGACCATGGTGCGCTGAGTTTGGCGGACCATGTCCTCGGGGATGGCGACCACCAGGGCGAGGCAGTCGAGCAGGGCCAGGAACATGGCGTGGTTCTTCACGATCCGCTCGATGCGCAGGTGGCCGACCAGATCGCTCTGGCAGCTGCTGCAGCGATGGCTGTCGCCGCTCAGGCGGGTGCCGCAGCAGAAGCAGGTGTCGCCCAGGCGGCGGAGCTTGGCCTCGTAGCGCGGGAAGAGCTCGTGGAAGCGGGCCAGGACCTCGGCCTCCTTGCGGGTGGCCAGCAGCAGGAAGTGGCTCAGGGCCTCGCCATCCATGCGGCTCAGCGTATCGGCCGCGGCCCGGCTCTCGTCGGTCAACACCGGGCGGGTGAAGTGGAGCTTTACAATCCGGGTGAGGATGGCCTCGGAGGCGCTGACTGGGGCGTTCTGGCTGATGGCGATGGTGCCGCGGAACGGGGGCTCGTAGGTCTCGTTGCCCGCGGTCTTCATGCCGCGGGTGCGCAGGGTGCCGCCGCCGAAGAAGTCCTTCAGTTCGTCCCAGTCGAAGCTCTTGGCGTGGGCCTTCTCCGGATCGTTGCGATCGCCCTCGATCAGGACGATGGGCATGCCGGCGACCTGGCCCATTGCGCGGCTGCGGCCAGCGGTTGAGGACTTGGACGGGTCGAAGCCTTCGTAGCCGGCGCGGCCGAACAGCTTCCAGAGGAAGGTCAGCAGGGTGGTCTTACCGGCGCCGGCCTCGCCGGTGGCTTCCAGGAAGGGGAAGGATTGGTAACGGGCGCGGATCTGCTCGGCGAACAGCGAGCCGAACCAGAAGGTGAGGGCGGTCAGGCCGTTGGCGCCGAAGCAGGTCCAGAGCAGTGGCAGCCAGTCACTGCGGTAGTCGCCGGCGGCGGGGTTGGGCTTCAGGCCGATGGTCTTCTGCAGGGTCTTGAGGCGCAGCTTGCCGAAGTCGAAGTAGTCCTCGTCGTTGACCTGGTGCAGCTGGCCCTCGCGCACCGCCAGGTCGCCGAAGACATAGCAGCCGTGCTCGCGGCTGTAGCCAACGTAGTCCATGGTCTCCACGGTTTTCAGGCCGAAGAGCTGGTCCTTCATGATCTTGTCCAACTGGGTGCCGCTGCCGGTGAAGACGGCGCCAGCGGCCATGCTGAGCAGGCGCTTCTTGAACTCGCTGGCGGCGGCGACCTGGGCCCCGGTGAAGGTGTTCTTCACCGGGGCGCCGTCGTGGGGAAACTCGACGCGGAAGTAGTACCAGGACTCGTCGGTGACCTCGTTGCGCTGGAAATACAGGGCCTGGGGCGCGCAGTTGGCGATCTCCACCACGTTGCCGGCCAGGCGCATGGCCTTATCGCGCTGCTGCTTGGTGGTCAGCTCGCGGTCTTCGTCGCGCTCGGATTCCTCGATGTGGGTGAGGGCCTTGTTGTACTTGTCCAGGTCGAGCTTGAACCAGTAGAGGCGGCTCTCGAAGGTGAAGTGGAATTCGTGGCGCTCGCGCCATTCGTACATCAGCACCGCCTTTTCCGCGGCGGTGTCGGCCAGCAGCAGGGCACCGTGGTACCGCGCCTCCTTGAGGTCCTGATCGCGGCGCTCCTCGCGCTTCGCCTCGTCCGGCTCGAAGGCCCAGCGCTGGTGCAGGTCGTTCCAGTCGACCTTGCGGCTGCCCGGTTGCGGGATCTGCGCGGCCTCGCACTTGAAGCCCAGCTCGCGGGACTGGCGAGCCCAGCGGCGGGTGTAGCGGTGAGCGCCGGGCTCGTTGTCCAGCGCCCAGACCAGTTTCGGCAGCTTGCCTTGGCGGGTGCTGGCCAGGGCCTTGAGCGATTCCTCGGGGTAGGCGTTGCTACTCATGGCCGAGACGGCAGCGATGCCGTGGTGGGTCAGGGCGATGGAGTCGAAGATGCCCTCGACGATCCAGAGCTCCTGAACCGTCTGCAGATCCAGGCTCGGCGGGCACCACCAGACGCCGCGGTAGCTGGCCCCCGGCTGGAAGCGGGCCTTCTGTTTGCCGAAGCGCGAGGGTCGATCGATCAGCCGTTCCCAATAGCCGCCCTTGGCCAGCGGGAAGCGCACGGTGGCCGAGCCGAGGCCCTGGGTGCGATCCCAGTAGTTTTCCTGGCTGTACCAGCCCTTGATCAGACTCAGGTCGAAGCCGCGGGCGAACTGGAGGTAGCCGTCAGCGCTGGCAGGCGGCGCGTCGCTGGTGGGCTTGAAGCGCTCGGACCAGTCCTCGAACAGGTCGCTATAGAGCTCCTTGACGTGCCAGGTCTGGCCGCACTTCGACTCGCGTCCGCATTTGAGCACCCAGGGCGCGCGGTGATCGGTGAACAGCTCGCGCTTGTGGCAGGCCGGGCACTCGCCCTTGCGCATGTAGTTCGTCCCGGCGATGTGCCGCATCCCGAGGTCGCCCTCGAGGCGCTGCAGCACGTCGGCGCGGAGCTGGTGATCCATCGCGTACATGCTCAGCACTCCACCTGGGCGAGCTGAGCGCGGATCTGGGTGGCGGTCTGGTGGGCGGCGAGCATGGACGGGAAGCGGCGCAGGATGGCGGCGCGGCGCTTGTCGGTGTCCTCGATGCGGACATAGCGCGGCTCGTTCCAGTGCTGGTTGACGGTGTAATCGGCGCGGCCCTGGAGCCAGCGGGCGAAGGTTTCAGCGACCGCCGGCGGCAGCTCGATCTGGACGGGAAGGGTGTTCGGCATGGTGGGTCTCGCGGCAAAAAGGCGCAGTTCACCCATACCCACGCAAGGCGGGCATGGATCAGGCAGTCAGGGGGTTAGCGGGTGGCGCGCTGGGTGCCGGGGTCTTCGTCGATCAGGGCGTCGAAGATCTCCTGGACCGGGATGCGGTAGCGCAGGCCGGTGGCCGGGTTGACTAGGACGACGACGTCGCCGGTGCTGGAGTCGATGTCCAGAAAACGATGGCCCTTGAGGGCTTCGAGCTGATCATGGGCGCGGGCCACCAGGCGCTCGGCGGTGTGCTGGGGCACACCCATCAGCTGCAGGTGCTCGGCGGCGCAGGTGAGCAGGGACTGGCTGTGGCCCAGATGCTCGCACTCATGGCGGCGCAGGTAGGTCAGGGCAGCGGCCTGCATGGTGTCGAGGTAGTCAGCGGGGTGGTTGGCGGTAGTCACGATGCGATGTCCTCTCTGGTGGGCTGCTGGGCTTCTTCCTGGTCGTCGAGCAGACCGAGCTGCTGTTCGCGGATGGCGAGATTGCTGGCGTATACCTTCTGCGCCATGGCGTTGAGGTGGCTGGTGCTGGGCGGCAGCTCGCAGGCCGGCGCGTTGGGCAGGCCGCTGGGGCTGGCCAGGTGGGTCAGCTCGGTGTGGGCGTAGAACGACGCGCTGCAGGGCGCGAAGTGACACTGGAATACCTGCTGGCGCAGGAATACGTGGGCGAACCAGCTGGTCCGGCAAACCAGGGGCGCACCGCAGAAGCAGCACCAGAACTGCCCCTTCTTCTGTTTCTTGAACAACGCCATTTCTCTTCCCTGCCGCCTGTAGCGGCTCCGGCTGAGCCGGGTTCTGGCGCTCCGCGCCGACTTCGTGCCCGCCGTCCTGGCAGGCTTTCAGGGTGTGTCTTGTGGCTAGTGCTTGCGGCCGCTGCTTCTCGCCGCATGCAGCGTGATCACCGCCCAGACCTCTTCCTCGCGCGCCGCCAGGTGCCGGCGGTGGGCGCCGAGGATCTGGACGACTTCCTTCTCATCAATGACGCCGTCTTCCAGCGCCTGGCCGATGATCTGGTCCACCAGCCCGCGCTTGACGGCGGTCTTCACGGAGCGGGCGTAGAGATCCAGGTTGTCCAGGTCGCCGACCTCGGCCTGGCGCACGAAGAAGCCGCCGTACTGAGCCGCGAGGTAGTCCACCAAGTAGGTGGTGCCGGTCTCCTGCTCCAGCAGCAGGATCTGCTGGTCATTGAGCGGGCGGCAGCCGGCGGTCTCGTAGGCGTGGTTGTCGAATTTCTTGAGTGGTAGGCCGAGGCGGGCGGCGGCGCATTCACGACCGCCCGGGTAGGCGCAGATCACGGCGCTGATGACTTGGCGGCGGGTCTCTAGGGCAGGGCGTTTCATCTTCCAGTTTCTCTCTGGGCCAGTGGTCCGTACTGTTCTGCCTTAGCGGTGGCTACCTCTCCATCCTTGATGCCCAGCAGTACCGCAGCGCGGTGCGCCATGCCTCTTTTTCCCTTCTTCTTGCCTGCCAGTACCTGGTACACGGTGAAAGCATCAAGGTCATGCTCGCGGCAAAAGTCCGCGATGCTCCTGCCCTCGCGCTCCAAGACCTCGCGTGCTTGTGCCGGCGTGCGTAGCGCTGTCATAGTTCAAATTCGTTCAAATGAGTTAAGTCAGGCGAACTGTATCACTCAAATGAGTTAAGTCAACAGGGTAAGTCTATTCAAATGAGTTCAATCGGCAGCCGGTTGAAGGAGGAGCGCGAGCGCCTCGGCATGTCTCAGGGGGTTTTCGGCGAAATCGGCGGCGTGAAGACAAACGCCCAAGTGAAGTATGAGAAGGATGAGCGGAGTCCTGACGCTCTGTATCTGGAAGCGCTATCCCGCGCAGGTGTGGATGTGTCCTTCGTCATCACGGGACAACGCTCTACTGCCATCAGTGAAGCCTCTGTCGGGCCGCTAGAGGCGGAGATTCTTCTCTACGTCAGAGGTATGTCCGACTACAACAAAGAGTCGGTGCGCCGTATGGCTTTTGCCATGGCTGCGGCGGATGGCAGCCTAGACTCCGATAAGCCCTGA